TAAATCTGGATTCTGTTGGTTTATCAGATAATATAAAATATAAGATTCAATCCGAATTTTCTAATATTTTAAAAATGTTAGATTTTAAAAATAAAGGTTATGAAATATTCAGAAGATGGTATATTGAAAGTAAATTATATTATCAATTAATAATCGACATGGATAGTCCAGAAAAAGGAATAATTGAATTAAGAGCAGTCGATCCAACAAAAATAAGAAAAGTAAGAAAAGTCGAAAAACAAATTAAAAATATTAATGGAATGCAAGTTCCAGTAATTAAAAAAGTAGATGAACATTACATCTATACAGAATTAGAAAATAATTCACTAACAGCAACAACTGCTGCAGGTATAAAAATAAGTCAGGATTCAATCACATATTGTAATTCTGGATACATGGATCAAACAACTAAAAAAGTTGTTGGATATCTACATAAGGCAATTCGTCCACTCAACATGCTTCGTCAGATTGAAGATGCGGTTGTAATTTATCGTATCTCTCGCGCACCAGAACGAAGAATATTTTATGTTGATGTCGGTAATCTGCCAAAACAAAAAGCAGAGCAATATTTAAAAGATTTGATGACCAGATATAGAAATAAATTAGTTTATGATTCTAATACTGGAGAAATAAAAGACACAAGAAATCATATGTCTATGTTAGAAGATTTCTGGTTGCCTAGAAGAGAAGGTGGAAGAGGAACTGAAATTTCTACTCTACCTGGAGGTCAAAATCTAGGTGAAATGGAAGATGTCGAATATCTCTTAAGAAAATTATATAGATCATTGAATGTTCCATTGACACGAATGGAAGTCCAAACTGGATTTAATTTAGGCAGAAGTAGTGAAATAACAAGAGATGAAGTTAAATTCTATAAATTTATAGAAAGATTAAGAAATAAATTTTCATTTTTATTCATGGATATTCTCAAAAAACAGTGTTTGCTTAAAGGAATAATGACGCTGGATGACTGGAATGAAATATATCATGATATAAGATTTGATTTCTCAAAAGATTCATATTTTACAGAATTAAAAGAAAATGAAATTTTACGAGAAAAAGTAGAAATGTTAACTGTATTAGCAACATACAGTGGAACATTATTCTCCAATAATTATATTCGTAAAAATATTCTGAAGCAAACCGATGAAGAAATTGCACAAATGGACAAAGAAATGCAAGAAGAAAGACAAGCACAATTAATGCAACAAATGCAAATGCAGCAAATGGGTTTGGAACCAGAACAAAAATAATATAAATAATAGTTAGGAGAATAAAAATGTCTAATACTAAAAATATTATCAATAATATAATGAAAGATAATTTGGTTGAAGCAAAAACACAAATCAATCAAGAATTAATCAAAAGAGTAGGTGCATTACTAGAATCAAAAATTGAATCAATTGCACCTAGCATGATTGCCATATCTGAAAAAGATGAAAGTTATGAAAAAAGTGAACGAAAGAAAAATGTCACTAGAAAAATGGCAATGGACAGAGAAGATGAAGAAGATAAAAAAGAAAAGAAAAATATAAAAGATGATGTCGAGCATGTTGTAGACATGAACGATGAATTATACGATGATGATTTTGAAGATTTTGTTGATCAAATACATGAAATTGTACAAGAAATAGAAAATGAAACAGGTGAAGAACTAACGGAAGAAGAAATTATCAGTTTGGGTAATGATTACCTTGCATTTTTAAATGAAGAAGATTTAGATGAAGAGAATTTAAAGGGAAATCAAGAAAAACTTGATGTAGCAGAACCCAAAGGCAAATTGACAGGTGCAGATTTTAAAAAATTAAGATCAAATAAAGGTAAATAAAAATGAAACTGATAACTGAAACCATCGAAGAAATTCAAACTATAGTTGAATCAAATGAAGCAGGATCAAAAAACTACTTCATTAAAGGTGTTATGATGGAGGCAGGAGTCGTTAACAGAAATAAAAGAATGTACAATGAAGGCATTCTTAAAAAAGAATGTAAACGATACATCAGTGAATATGTAAAGAAAAATAGAGCATTAGGCGAATTAAACCATCCTGCTGGACCAACTGTAAATCTAGATCGTGTATCCCATATGATTGTTGATCTTTCAGAAAGCGGAAATCAAATTCACGGAAAAGCAAAAATAATTGATACCCCAATGGGAAAAATTGTAAAGAGTTTAATCGATGAAGGAGCACAACTTGGTGTTTCTTCTAGAGGTATGGGATCTCTTAAGTCTCAAGGCGGGGTAAATATAGTACAAGACGACTTCACCTTGGCAGCAATTGATATTGTCGCAGATCCTTCCGCACCCAACGCATTCGTTAATGGAATACTTGAAGGTAAAGAATGGATCTGGGACAATGGATTTTTAGTTGAAAAGGAAATAGCAAAATACCAAAAGCAATTAAAAAATACATCTAAAAGAAAATTAGAAGAAAATGCAATTAAATTATTTTCTGATTTTTTAAGGAGAATTTGATGACAGAAAGACAACAAACAAGAATTATTCTTAAAGAGGTATTTGGAACATTGGCAGCAATTGGTGCTGCTGGTGCTGCTGCTGCTGGAATTCGTGGTGCAATAACAAGCAAAAGATTAAAAAGTTATGGCACAGCAAATCCACCAGCAAAACCTGCTGGTCTTTCTGGTAGAGTTGTTCAACAAATGAAAAATGCTTTTAATGCATTTGGGGAAAAACAACAAGAACATTTTATTAGTAAAATAGCAGGAATAGACACGGAAGTTCATTCTAGAATTGCCGCAAAATATAATCTTAAAGCAGCAGATTATGCAAAGGCAACTGCAGAACAAACTAGAAAAAATGATTTAATAAAAATGTTTAATGAACCAAATACAAGAACATTTTTATTACGAAATAATTTAGCAAGAGTTGATCAGAATAATAATTTGACAGGTCTTGAAAATATTGATATTGATGATATTACATCACTTAAACAAGCAGTTTCAAGAAACAATCCAAATGCTTATGTTCGATCGTCAAGAAGAAATCCAACAACTGTGCATGATATAATTTCTAGACCAACAACTTTGGAGGTGTTAGACACAACTAATCCAGAGGCAAGACAATATAGAGAAAAAATGTCCAGAACAATGATTACTCCGCAGGGAGAACAAAAAAGACAACAGGCAATACAAAGTATTAATACTTCTAGAGCAAATAGAGCAAATATGTCGTTGGCAATTAAAGCAGATAAAGCAGCAGAAAAAACATATCTTGCTACAGAAAGACAAAACAATAGAGCAATACCTGGTCTAAAGGGAAGATTGAAAAGTGCACTCACTATCGGAAAATCTGCATTATCTGCATTAGATCCATGGAATGCGTGAAACCAAAATTTAAATTAAACTATATAGAAATAGACAAAATTGGAGAATTTTATGGCAAACGAAAAAATGTATTCAGACTCTAAATTATACGATGATGGAAGCGGCAGAGGTGCTGTAATTAATCAACCACTATCTACCCCAGAATTAGCAATGAAAAATATGCAAACACTAAGACCAGGTGGTGCAGCATATGTCCAATTGCCTAATGGTGCACAAGTAGCACCAGCAATGAATGCTGAAGATTCAGAAGAAAATGAAGAAACTAATCTGACTGATGATGATTATCTTGCTAGTCTATTCAATGGAGAAAATCTTAGCGAAGAGTTCATGACAAAAGCAGCAACAATCTTTGAAGCAGCAATTAATGAAAAAGTTTCTATAATTGAAAAATCAATGATCGAAGCAGCAAAAGAAATAATTGAAGAACAAGTAAATCAAAAAACAGAATCACTCACAGAGCAACTTGATAATTATTTAAATTATGTGATTACCGAATGGATGGAAGAAAATAAAGTTGCTGTTGAACGAGGATTGAGAACAGAAATTGCAGAGCACTTCATGGTCGGCCTTAAAGAACTTCTAGATGAAACATTCATTGATGTTCCAGAAGAGAAATATGATATTCTTGATGAAATGACATCTGCTAATGAAGAACTCCAAACTCAACTAAACGAACAAATTAAGAAAAATATTGAATTGTCAAATGAGATAACTGCTCGTCTATGCACTGAAGCATTTTTCGAAATTTCTTCTGGTTTGACCGATACCGAAACCGAAAAATTAGCAACACTTGCTGAAGGAATTGAATTTGGTTCAGTAGATCAGTATAAAGATAAAGTCAAATTACTGAGGGAATCATATTTCAATAAAAAATCAACATCTAATTCATCAACACAACAAAATTTAGTTGAAGAAAATTTAAATCCAAAAGCAATCAATGAATCAGTTGATCCTACAATGACCTCGTTGGTCAATGCGATTGGAAGACTAAATAAAAATAGACAAAAATCTATACCAGTAGTTTCCGAATCAAGTAATGCTGGAAAACTATTAAATATGATTAATCCCAATATCGCAACAGATCAGTATATCTGAAAATATTCAATTTACTAAATATAAAAAGACTTTAAGGAGAGAAAAATGGATTTTAACGGTACAACCCCATATGACACACTAGTAGAAAAATGGTCACCAGTATTAGATCATGCTGAGATGGACCCAATCAACGATCTACACAAGAAAAGAGTAACTGCAGTTCTTCTTGAAAATCAAGTAAGAGCAATGCAAGAAGATAGAATGCAGCAAAATCTTTTCGAATCAGCACCAACCATGAATATGGGTGGATCCAGTTTTGTAAGTGCACAACTTGCAAATGCAGGAAATTTCGCTGGATATGATCCAATTCTAATTTCACTCGTTCGTCGCGCAATGCCAAATATCGTTGCATATGATATTGCTGGTGTTCAACCAATGAGTGCACCAACTGGTCTTATCTTTGCAATGCGCGCTAAGTATAATGGCATTAATGGTCCAGAAGCACTGTTTGATGAATCATGGCCAAAATTCTCAGGCGCATCAGGTTCTGCTGTAAATTCAGCTGCTGATATCGGTGTAACTGGTCTTCTCTCTGGTCATACACTTGGTGTTCAACCAATTGATGAATCAGCAAACCGCACTGATCTATTCAGTGATTTCCGCGCAATGCTAACAAGCACTGCTGAAAAACTTGGAGATGGTCAAAACTACTTCCGCGAAATGGCATTTAGCATTGAGAGAATTGCTGTCCAAGCACGCTCACGCGCTCTCAAGGCAGAATACACCACTGAACTTGCACAAGATCTCAAAGCAGTTCACGGTCTTGATGCTGAGTCAGAACTTGCCAATATTCTCTCAGTTGAAATCATGAATGAAATCAATCGCGAAATTCTTCGCGCAATGTACACTGTAGCAAAAACAGGTTCACAACAAACCGATCTTGCAACTAAGGGTGTATACGATCTTGTAGCAGATTCTGATGGTCGTTGGTCAGCAGAACGATTCCGTGGACTCATGTTCCAAATCGAACGCGAAGCAAATCAAATTGCTAAAGATTCTCGTAGAGGTCGTGGTAATTTCATTCTTTGCAGTGCAGATGTTGCATCAGCACTCGCAATGGGTGGATTCCTCAATCTCTCACCAGCACTCAATGTTCAAATGAATGTTGACGACACTGGAAATGTATTTGCTGGTGTTCTCAATGGCAAGTATAAAGTCTATATCGATCCATTCATCAAGAACAATGTAAATTTCGTAACTGTTGGATACAAGGGAACTTCACCATACGATGCTGGTATGTTCTACTGCCCATATGTTCCTCTACAAATGGTACGCGCAGTCGGTGAAAACACCTTCCAACCAAAGATTGGATTCAAGACTCGCTACGGCATGGTAGCAAATCCATTCGCACAAGGTCGTGATGCAATCACAACTGACACTGATGGACTTGTAGCAAACACAAATAGTTACTACAGACTGTTTGCAATCAAGAATCTACATGGCAACACTGGTAACTGAATAGTCTAAAAACTAATCGTAGGAACCCACAGGGAAACCTGTGGGTTTTCTTTTATAAATACTTGTATGCCTGAATCAAATTTTCAAACATATCAAGATATAATTGATAAACTTGGTCCAAACACACCAGGCAGTTTATATACAACAAATCCAGATCAACCAGTAAACACAAATTATCTAACAAATAATAAGTTTAAATTTATATTAAGTAGATGTCCAACAGTAACTTACTTTTGTCAAAGAGCAAATATTCCATCTTTGAGTTTTGGTATTTCTGTTCAAGGTCAACCTGGTGGAATTTCAATAAGAAGACCAGGAACTGCATACCAGTATGAAGATCTTCAAGTTAGTTTTATTGTGAATGAAGACCTAACAAATTGGTTAGAAATATACAAATGGATTAAAGATCTAGGAATATCATATGATTCAACTGTAGAAGTCATAGATGATATGCAAATGGTTGCAACTGGACTAATGCTCATAACGGATAGCACATATAAACCAATAATATCCGTCAGATACATGAATTTATTTCCAACTTTTTTGGGAGGAATAGATTTTGATTCAGCACTTCCAGATACAGATGCTGTAATAAGCACAGCAACTTTTACTTACACTCATTATGAAATTGACATTTTAAACAAACCTTAAATATTATGACTATTGATGAACTTAAAATACAAGTAGAACTAGATGTTTCTATTGACGCAAATCATTTAGACGAGGAATCAATTAAAATTCCACAAATACACAATAAGTATTTGTGTATTCTCATGGATGAAAAAATAGTCTATGAGAAATTGGAATCAAAATATAAAATTCTAAAAAGAGATAAATGGTTATATTACTCTGGAAAAATGAGCAAGGAAGAACTTAAAAAGAAATCCTGGGAACCATTCGATCTTGCTATTATCAAACAAGATATTGATCGTTTTCTAGAAAGTGATGAAGAAATTATCAATATTTCAAATAAATTATTTGTCCAAAAAGAAAAGATAAATTATCTAGAAAGTGTAGTTAAACTTATATCAAATAAGATTTGGAATATTCGTTCAACAATTGAATGGATAAAATTTACACAAGGATCATGAAATATGATCAAGATCAAAGATGTGGATTCTGTTTATATAGAAATTGATTGCGATAAATCAATTGCTAAAGAATTGAGTATGTTTTTCACATTCAATGTTCCAAATTCACAGTATAATCCAGCATTCAAAAAGAAAAAATGGGATGGAAAGATTAGATTATTTAATCTTCTTACTTCTAAAATATATAAAGGTTTGCTTCCATATGTTTTTTCTTTTGCCAATGAAAGACATTATAAAGTAGAATACGAATCTACATTACTTCGCGATGAACGAGAAATATCATTTCCAAAAGTATTTTCATCTGGAAAAGAAATAACTCCACACGATTATCAAAAAGAAGCAGTCACTCACGCATTACAAAATAAAAGATGTTTATTAATATCACCAACTGGATCTGGTAAAAGTTTAATAATTTACATGTTATTACTTGAGTTATTGAAAAGAACAAATAAAAAAATATTGATTGTAGTTCCAACTACTGGATTAGTAACTCAATTAAAATCAGATTTTGAAGATTATGCAAATGATAAAAATATATCAAAAGCAATTCATTTAATATATGCTGGACGAGATAAAGAAACAAATTGCAGGATTGTCATCTCAACATGGCAAAGTTTATATGATCAAAATGAACAATTCTTTGAGCAATTCGAATCAATAATAGGTGATGAATCACATTTATTTAAAGCAAAGTCGTTGATTAAAATAATGAATAAATTAAAACAATGTGATTATAGAATTGGAACAACTGGAACTTTAGATGGAACGCAAGTGCATAAACTTGTATTAGAAGGATTATTTGGCAAAGTGCATCAGGTAACATCAACCAAAGAACTAATCGATAGAGAGGTGTTAGCAAATTTAAATATTGATTGTTTGATATTAAAATATCCAGATGCGGATATAAATGAAATAAAAAGAGCAAAATATAAAGATGAATTGGAATGGATAGTTCTGAATAATAATAGAAATGAATTTATTTCAAATCTAGCAAATAGCATTAATGGGAATGTTCTTGTTTTATTTAATTTCGTAGAAAAACATGGAATTCCTTTGTATAACAATATACAAAAAAAATCAAAGAAGCAATGCTATTTGATTTGCGGTAAAACAGAGATTGAAGATAGAGAACAAATTCGCAAAATTGTAGATAAAAGCAATAATAGTGTTCTTGTTGCATCTTTTGGTACATGCAGCACAGGAATAAATATTAAAAATATTCATGCAATTATTTTTGCTTCACCATCAAAATCAGTTATTCGCGTACTTCAGTCAATAGGAAGAGGATTACGAAAATCAGAAACTAAAGATAAAGTTACAGTTTACGATATAGCAGATGATCTTAGTTGGAAAAAATATAGGAATCATGCTCTGAGACATCTGGATGAACGCACTACCATATATACTAATGAAGCATTTCAGTTTAATAAGATAAAAATTAAATTAGGAGTTTAAATGAATTTAAAAATATTCAAACTACGAAGTGGTGAAGAAATTATTTGTCAAGTTACTGAAGAAACTAAAACAAAATTTAAGATCTTAAATCCACTAGTATTCAAATCAACCACTTCATTTGATAATCATGGATCTTATGACATGACTGTGCTTCGTGATTGGTTGCAACACACTAAAGTAAAAACTATACTTTTACCAAAAAATCATATAGCATTGGAAATGGATCCAAATGATGACACAATTAAACTATATGAATTGCAATTGGAAACAGAGAAAAATGTAGCAGAAAAAATAGTAAGTCTGGATAATGACGATAGATCATCTGATCAGTCAATAAATCCAATGCATTTAATGCAAGATAATGAAAACTTATTAAATGATCTATTAAGTTCAATTTTTGCTGATATGACTGATATGACTTCAAAATCATTTGCAGATCCAAATGAACAGTTACCATTTCTTAGCAAAAGCAATTCAAAAAGAAAATTAAAACAAAAAAATCCAATGTCTAATCTTCCTTCTCCTGAAATGCATCCAGAAGAAATGGATAGACATGGAATTTATGTTACTATGATGATTCCTTCCGAATCGATTATGAATCTAATAACTGCTGGTCTTTTAAATCCAAAAGATTTACTCAAGATGATTAAGGAAGTCAAAAAGAAAAACAGATTCACTGGTGATGAATCTGATAGAGAAGATTTTGGTAATAAGCTTAGTGATTGGAATCCTGATCCAGATTCAAATGACTATAAGTAATAGTTATTGATGATCTAGGTTTTCTTCTCAATCCCACACAAATATTATACACATATTGTCAGTTTTCTGTCAAGAGTACATACATGATTTTTTTAAAAAAACTATATAAAGACTTGAAAGATTGTTTGAGTATGTTATACTTTGGTCATGAATAAAAAAGACGACAACGAAAACATAATTGAAGAAGAGATAAAAAGTGCAAAGCATTATATTAATAATGAAAAATTCTGTAAATCGATGACAGAATGGAAAAAACTCATAAAAGAATATGAGGAATCTGGTGAGGAGAAAAGACCACCTCTATCTGATTATATTGCTGAATGTTTTCTAAAAATAGCAGAACATCTATCCCATAGACCTAATTTCATTAACTATCCATTTAGAGAAGATATGATTGGTGATGGAGTAGAAAACTGTATTTTATATGCCCATAATTTTGATCCAGAAAAATCATCAAATCCGTTTTCTTATTTCACACAAATAATTTATTACGCATTTTTGCGTAGAATCGAAAAAGAGAAAAAACAAGCATATATCAAATACAAATCATTACAGATGAATGATTTTGATGGAAAAATAGTTGAGTGGTTAAAGTCACAACCAGATATTACTTCTTATTCAGATTTTTTATCTAAACATTTTGCTTTGACTGAAGCAGATATCGATAAGTTAGAACCAGAGAAGAAAAAGAAAAAGAGAAGGAAACGAAAGTGAAGATAGCATTCATCAATGATACTCATTTTGGTGTTAGAAATGACTCACCATTTTTCATTGAACATATTCTTAAATTTTTAGAAACTAAATTTATACCTTATTTGATTGATAACAATATCGATACAGTTATACATTTAGGTGATTTTTTTGATCGTAGAAAATATGTAAATTTTAATACTCTTTCTATGGTTAGAAAAAGATTTATTGAACCATTATCAAATAATAACATCAAGATATATCTTGCTTTAGGTAATCATGATACTTATTATAAGAATACAAATGAGATAAATTCAATAAAAGAATTATTTAACAATAGAGAAAATTTTATACTGATTGATTCACCGCAAGAAATCAAATTTGATGATGTATGTGTTTCTATTGTTCCGTGGATAACACAAGAAAATTATTCATCATCACTTAATTTTATTCAAAATTCCACTTGTAGAGTCATGTGTGGACATTTTGAAATTGTTGGATTTCAAGTAATGAGTGGAGTGAAGCACACTCATGGATTGACTATTAACGATTTTAATAAATTTGAAATGGTATTATCTGGTCATTTTCATCTAAAGCAACAAGATAAAAACATCTATTATCTTGGTTCTCAATACCAGATGAATTTTGGAGATGTAAATTCTAAAAAGGGATTTCATGTTTTGGATACAGAAACAATGGAATTAACTTTTGTTGAAAATGAAAATAATATATTTCATATTTTTAATTATGATGATTCAGACGAAAACGAAATTAAAAATATTGCAAAATTTATCTCCAAGAGTGATCTTCGTGGAAGTTTCGTTAGAGTCTTTATACGACAAAAAACAAAACAAGTTATATTTGATAAATTTCTAGATGCACTTTGGGAAAAAAACATACAGGATGTGTCTATAGTTGATGAAATGAATTTGAATTTAAATAATTCATCTGTTGCATTTGATGAATCACAAGATACACTCAGCATAATCAACAATGAAATTGATATGATTGAGCGAGATATTGATAAGTTAAAATTGAAAAATATTATAAAAGATCTTTACATGGAGAGTTTAAGTTTATGAATAAACTTGAAATTAAAATATCAGATAAATTTATTTTTAATAAAATTGAATCTAAAGTAGAACCTAAACCAGCTAAAAAAGATAAACAACCAGAACAAGTTAAAGTTGAGTTTAGATCAATGATTGTTCCTGAGAAAAAATTATGATTAAATTTGAAAAAGTCAGATTTAAAAATTTTGGATCATTTGGAAATGCAATGACTGAAATTGTATTAGATAAAAATAATACAACTTTGATCTGTGGTAATAATGGAAGTGGAAAGTCTTTTGCTTTCTTGGATTCTATTACTTTTGCTTTATTCGGTAAACCTTTTAGAAAAATAAATATTCCACAACTTGCAAACTCTATAAATGAAAAAAATTGCATAGTAGAAATTGAATTCTCTAAGGGATCTGATAAATTTATTGTTCGTCGTGGAATAAATCCAAGAATATTTGAAATTTATAAAAATAATGAATTGATCGATCAGGACGCAAAAAGTCTTGATTATCAGGAACTTCTTGAGAATCAAATTCTAAAGATGAACTATAAGACATTTACACAAGTTGTTATTCTTGGTAGTTCCTCGTTTGTTCCATTCATGCAATTGTCGGCAGCAGATCGTCGTGCTGTAATTGAGAATATTCTTGATATTAATATTTTTAGTACCATGAATATAGTACTGAAAGGAAAGATTCTTTCTTTAAAGGAAACAGTTAAGGAATTGAATTCCAAAATTGAACTTGAAAAAAGTAAGATAACAATTCAAAAAAATTATATTTCTACTCTTGAAAAGAAAAATTTAGAAGAAGATGAAGATGTTACTGGTAGAATCAAAGAGTTAAATGATAAGATTATTCATCATAAGAGTATTATGTATTCTGGTGGATATGATCAGATTTCATTAGAGTTGGACATACAAAATATTAAATCAAGTATAAATGGATGTCAAACTAAACTAAAGAAATATAATTCTATAATTTCAGAATTCAATGCAAATAAAAAGCAAAAACAACAAGATGTTGCTTTCTTTAAAGAAAATTGCAAATGCCCAACATGTAGTCAACCAATCGAAGAAAAAATAAAGAAAGAAAAGATTCTAACTACGAATTATGAAATTTCAAATATAGATGATGATATTGAAAGAGCAAATAATGCTGTTAAAGATAATACAAAACATATTGAATTACTTGAAATGAATCTTGAGAAGGTGATTGAATCTATTTCTTTTATAAAGGGTATTAATAGAGAGATTGAACTTCTTGAAAAGGAAATTAAAAGAATTCAATCGACTACAGAAAAATCAATTATCAAAAATAATATTGTCGATGAAAAAGAAAAATTAAAAATTCTTGAAGGTGGTTTAACTGCTCTTGAAAATGAAAAAATAATTCATTCAGAAGATTTAATGTATCATGAATTTGTAAATGAACTTCTTCGAGATGGTGGAGTTAAATCTAAAATTATTAAATATTATCTTCCATTTATGAATAAATTTATTAACAAATATTTGTCGTCTATGGACTTCTTTGTACAATTTCAACTTGATGAAGAATTTAATGAAGAAATTAAATCTCGTCACCGAGATGATTTTAGTTATATGAATTTCAGTGAAGGTGAAAAAATGAGAATAGATTTATCTTTACTTCTTGCATGGAGAGATGTTGCTAGACTTAAGAATAGTGTTAATTGCAATCTTCTTATTCTAGATGAAGTTTTCGATTCCTCATTGGATTCTGTTGGAATGGATGAACTAATGAAATTATTAAAATTGATTGGCGATAAAACAAATGTTTATGTTATCAGTCATAAATCTGATCAATTAGTTGACAAATTTTCAAATATTGTTTCCTTTGAGAAGAAAAATAATTTTAGTAAAATGATAAATATGTGATATGAGTAATTCTGATAATTTAAACTTTCGTGGTAAATTTAAAGAATATGATGTTGACGGAAAACCATATCTCTATAGAATTGGTGATGTTGTTGAATATAAAGGTAAAAAATATATTGCAACAAAAGCAACATCCACTACTGTTCCTGGTACAATTAGTGCAAAGGAAACTTGGCAAACAATATCTGGACCTGGTGGATCATTCTATATACAAGATACACCACCAATTGGTGCAGTTGAAGGAGATAGATGGTTTAGACCAACGCCATCTGTTATGTTTACTTTAATAAAACAAGAAACCAATTTGATTTGGGTTGAACTGTAAATTAATCATGTTATACTATAGGAGTAAAAATGAACAAAGATTATGATCGTGACAGAGAAAAGAATCGTAAGCGCAAAGAATTTAAACTTAAATCAATTGAGAAAAAAGAAAATGCTTCTCAAAAGAAAAAGATGAAACAGAATCTAAGAGAATATATGAACGGTCAATATGAATCTGATTTTACAGATGATAATTTTGAATGAGATTTAATTATGAAACCAGTGACTTTTTCGAAAAATACATTATCAATTCTTAAAAATTTTGCTAGTCTTAATTCAAATTTGCTGGTCAAACCAGGAAATGTAATTAAGACCATTACACCTTCTAAAAATGGCATGGCAATTGCCAATGTAGAAGAGACATTCAATACGGAATTTGGAATTTGGGATTTGAATAAATTTCTAGGAGTTGTGAGTCTGTTTAATAATCCATCTTTTGATTTTGGTCAGAAAAGTATGAAAATCAAAAATGGTGGCAATGCTATTGTTAATTATTTTTACTCGGAACCAAGACTTCTATCTGTGCCTACAAAAGATGTAATAATGCCACAGGTTGATGTTAGTGCTGCTATGACAGAAAAACAATTTTCTGAACTGCAAAAAGCAGCATCTGTAATGCAATTGCCAGATTTATCATTTACATCTGATGCTGGATCAATAGTCGCAATGGTTTCCGATCTTTCTGATCCGACTAGTAACACATACAAGATTACAGTTGAGGATAAGTATAACGGTGTAGATTTTAAATTTAATTTTAAGATGGAAAATATTAAAATCCTTCCAGGAGATTATAAAATTAATTTTGCTAAGAATGTAGTTGGTGAGTTCATTAACAAGAATATTTCACTGACATATTGGTTTGCCATGGAAGCGAACACTTCAAAATATGGATCATAAGATGAAACCTGAAAACTTTCTGTGGGTTGAAAAGTATCGTCCGCAGACCATTGAAGAGTGTGTTCTCCCCATGTCGTTGAAGTCAACCTTCAACGACATGGTTGCTAAAGGAGAACCACAAAATTTACTTTTTTCTGGTACTGCTGGTGTTGGTAAGACAACTGTTGCTAAGGCATTGTGTAATCAGATGGATTCTGATTGGATATTGATTAATTGTTCAGAGGAAGGAAACATTGACACTCTACGAACAAAAATTCGGCAGTTTGCCAGTACTGTGTCTTTGAATGGTGATACGAGAAAGGTTGTGATTCTTGATGAATTTGACTATTCCAATGCTAATAGCATTCAACCTGCTTTGCGCGGTGCAATTGAAGAGTTTGCCAATAACTGTAGGTTTATTCTCACTTGCAACTATAAATCTAGAATTATTGAACCTATTCATTCTCGTTGTACTTGTATTGATTTTGTACTTCCATCTACAGAAAAACCTGCAATCGCAGCAAAAATGATGGAGAGATGCGTGTATATCCTCAACCAAGAGGGTATTAAATTTGATAAGAAGGTACTTGGTCAATTGATCATGAAGTACTTTCCAGATATGAGAAGAATTCTAAACGAACTCCAAAGGTATTCTTCGTCAGGTGTAATTGATGTTGGTATTCTATCAACAATTGCTGAAATTGAGATTAAGAATTTAATGACGGCAATGGCAAATAAAGACTTTGCTACAGTTCGTCGGTGGGCAGCACTGAATGCTGAGGGATCTCCCCAGGAGGTCTATAGGAAAATCTACGATGCTCTAGGAGACAATGTAGACAAGCAGAGCATTCCAGAAGCGATCATGATCCTGGCAGAGTCTCAATATCGTAGTGCATTTGTAGCAGACCAAGAAATTAACTTGGTTGCTTGTCTTGTTCAACTAATGATGTCTTGTGCGTTTAAATAAATATGTTATCTGATATATTAAATTCAATCAATCAGACTAAAGTTAATCTTATAGATTCTGAGAAAATTTCTGAAAAAGACTATGTTCCTTTTGTTGTAAATAAATGTTTGTCTTATTTTCCAGACACCATCTTTTATTCAAATCAGATGAATCGAATGTCATTTTTAGACAAGAAGATGCAGTATGATTACTATATACACAGTATCTCTAAGAGAAAGAGGTTTTCTAAATGGATAAAACCAGAGGAAAATAGCGACATTGAGATCATTAAGGAAGTATATGGATACTCCGACGCCCGTGCGCGGGAGGTTGTTGATCTAGTCCCTATGGATAAATTGAAAGATCTTGTTCAAAAAGGTGGTCAAAAAAGATAAAAATATAAATATTTTCTGTTAAAATGGAGTATATTATGACAGAAAATATTTTTGAGGGTTTGGGTGTCGAAATAAAATTAAATTCAGAGGAAGATTTTCTCAAAGTAAAGGAAACTTTAACTAGATTGGGAGTTTCTTCTAAAAAAGAAAATAAATTATATCAGAGTTGCCATATTCTGCATAAAAGAGGTAGATATGCAATTATGCATTTTAAAGAAATGTTTATTCTAGATGGACTAGAGAGTGATATATCAGAAGATGATGTTGCTAGAAGAAATACAATAGTTAAACTTCTAATAGAATGGGGATTAGTTTCTGCAGTTGATCCTAAAACTTATTCAACACCACAATTATCTCTAGCAAGATTAAAAATAATCTCACACAAAGACAAAGGTAATTGGGAATTGATACCTAAATACCATATAGGTAAGTGACATGAAAGGTATATATTATGGAAAAAATACAAGCAATTGGTGCACCGTTTTTAATAGAACATTCGTCTTGCTCTGATCTTAAACCTAAAACATTTGAATGGTCATCTGATGACCAACCAATTAAAGTTTTTATGGATAATTCTATCCTATCTGGTTGTGAATATGAGAAGAAAGCAGGAGAAACAAAAGTTGCCTGGATTTGTGAATCCAGAGCAATTTTTCATATGCAATCTATAGGAAGAGAGTCTTGGGAAAAAAATATAGAAGAATTGTGTAATTTTTACGATGCTATCTATACCTCAGAAAAATCTATGCTTTCTATACATCCGAAGATACAATTTGCTTTTGCTGGCAGCAATTTGCCTTGGGTGAAAAAAGAATTATCTGTTATTGAAAAATCAAAATTCTGTTCATTTGTTTCATCGTCTAAAAATTACACATACGGTCATAGACTCAGACATGCTGTATATGATACATTTAAAGATAATATCGATATTTTTGGAAATATCAAAACAAATAATACATCTGAGAAACATCTACTAGGTGATGATAAGTGGGATAAATCTAATGCACTTACTGATTATATGTTTTCATTTGTCGTTGAGAATGATAGATATGAAACATACTATACTGAAAAATTAACAGATTGCTTTAAGACAGGAACTATACCTGTTTATTGGGGAGCACCAGATATTGGCGATTATTTTGATATTGATGGAATGGTGATACTGACAAATAATTTTGATATAAGAACTCTTACTCCAGAATTATTTGAATCAAAAATTCCTGCTGCAATTAAAAATTATGAAAAAGTTATAAATCTAGAAATGGCAGATGATTATCTTTATAGGAAAATTAAAGAAATTGAGTCATGAATACCCAGATAGTTTCATTTTATTGTGATATTGATAATAGAACATATTACAGTGATCATGCTAGAAGATTACGAATAAATTGTAATGAGAATAATATTCCTCATGATATAAGACAATTGCAATCTCTTGGAGAATATAGATTAAATTGTCTGAGAAAACCAATATTTATTTACCAAATATTATTGGAAAAGAAAAAACCAATAGTATGGATGGATGTAGATTCACTCATCCATAGAGAGTTAAAAATATTTGATGAATTGCAAGATAAATGTGATATTGCTTTAGCATATCAAGGAATACCACCACATATTAATCCTCTTTTTGGAAAGGCATCTCCAATTTATCTTAATTATAATACTATTACTTTAGAATTTTTACAATCTTGGATGCATCACTGTGAAGAAAATGCAAATAATCCAGATGTAAAAGTATTTGACCATGAAATATTAATGAGTAAAGTTCTTCCTGAATTCTTGCCAAAAATGAAAATTGGAGCATTGCCAATAAATTATGCAATTTGGCCTGGAACAGAAATACCAGTTGGAATGGAAAAAATGATAACTATGGGTATTGCTGATGGTTCTTCTAAAGAAAAATCTTTACGAGAAATGGGATTCAATGAAAAGGATATTAAATTTAATTTAGTTGGGAATCATTTTTAATGAAACCAATTATTTTAAATGCTGATTATATGATTCCTCAATCTGCCATACCAGAGGTTGATGATAATACAGAAATACATTTTACTAGATTTGGATCAAATAAAATTCCAGGTGGAATTCCTTCATTTATTGATGATACTTCATATAAAATATTTTGCAATGTAAATGAACCATCGACTTCTAGGTGGGTAGAGACTGCTGCTAATATTATTAAATATTCTAATTATTATGATAAAATAGTTACATCTGATGTCAGGGTACTTAAAGAATGTTCAAATGCAGTATTTATGCCATATGGAACAACATGGTTAAATAAATCAAATCACCATCCAGATTCGTTTGGAGAATATTCAGATAATTTATCATCTTTAATTAAAGATTTTTCATTATCTATGGTTTGTGGTTCTCTAACAGGTAAACCTGGATATAATCTTAGACATATTGTATTCGCAAATAAAGATGATATAAACATTAAAAAGAAATTTTACAGTTCCACTAGATTTCCATTAGAGGGATATCCAACATTACCTGATGATAACAAAATTTATTTATTCAATTCAATGTATTCTATTGCGATAGAAAGTACCAGTGAACTTAATTATTTTTCTGAAAAATTAATTGATTGTTTAATAACTAAAACAATACCAGTATATTGGGGATGTCCTAATATATCAGATTTTTTTGATACAACATATTGGATTGATATGCGTAATATATTAAATTTTGAATTTACAGAAAAATATTATTACGATAATTTAGACAAAATAATTGATAATTTTAATAGAGCAATTCCATATTGTGATAATTTATTTAAAAGAGTGATTAATATATGATTATACAAATGACAATGACTAGAAATGAATTATTTCTTATCAAAGAGATGTTTCCCATTTGGAAAAAATATGCAGATGGTTTTGTTTTTCTTGTGGATTCATCCAACGATGGTACATATGAATATTTATTAGAAAATAAAGAAAAATTTAATATTTTAAGTATTCTGCAAATAGAACGAGATGGACAACTTATAATAGAATCTGATGTTAGGCAAAAATTATTTGATGAAGCATTAAAGTATTCTGGAAATATTCTGTGTTTAGATACTGATGAGTATTTGGACGGTGATCTCAGCAAAGAACAGTTGGAACAAATATTAAATGAAAGAAAAAATACATTATTTCATCTGCAATGGATTCAGTATACTGGGAAAAATCAAATAAGAATTGATGGTCCGTGGGGTATGAATTATAAAGATAGACTTGGATCATATGATCATCGTGCCATGTTTAAATATGCACAAATGCATTCTGAGCATATGCCAAGACCAGGTAATGAATTAATCATTCCTATTCCACACTTGTTTATAGCACATTTACAGTGGTTAGATAAAAAAATAGTAGCAGTTAAACAATATTTTTGGAAAATTACAGATTATGTCAATTATAAAGAATTTGGAATAGATGTCACTCCTGCTTCTGCATATGATGCTTCTGTTAATAATTTTGAATGGAAATATAGTGATTTCAAATATGAATTGAAAATAAATCCAAACATATATTCATTTTGTAATTTAAAAAATAATTATAAGTATAAATTCATAAAAGAAAATATTAAAAAATACAATATTCCAAATTTAAATGATTGGGGTATGGATATTCATGAGGAAAATATTTAATATGCGTTTTGAAATTCCAAATAATATTATTAATAATATAAGTTATGCATCTCGTTGCGATTTTATCTTTAATCAAAAATTTGAAGAACTTAAATATGAAAATAATAGACTTTCACAAATCACTAGTAATTCAACTATTTATTGTTGGGGTGGATTTTTGAATGGATTATTTCAATATTTAAAAACAACCAACCTAAAAAATATTACACTGATAAGTGGATGTGAGGATTATCCTACTAATCCAAATGGAACTGTCATTGGTATGCCTATAATTGCAAAGTCTGGAATTTTACCATGTCCTAGTAATATTAGTAGGTGGTTTGCACAAAATGCAGAAATTTGTAGTGATTTTATGAAACCAATTCCAATAGGTCCAAATATTTGTCCTTTAATCTCTACATCTATTAAAAATCATTTAGGATCATACACAAGAGATAAATTATTATTTACTAATATAAATCCAAGAACAAATTCAATTCAAAGAAATTTTGTTTTGAATAGTGTATTAGAGCAATGTCCAAATGCTAAATTAAATCCATATGGGGATATGAAAGCATATTGTGTTGGATTACAGGAGCATATATTTTCTCTATGTCCACCAGGAAATGGTAAAGACACTCACCGTGCATGGGAATCTATTTTTTTTGGTTGTATACCAATTGTAGAAAAAAGTAATATGAATGATTATTTTTCTAAACTATTTCCCATGTTAGTTGTTGATCGATGGTCTGATATAACAGAAGAATTTTTACAAAACAAATATGAAGAAATAAAATCAAAATCGTGGAGATACGATTTATTAGATGTTGATAATCTTTTTAATTATTACAATATTCCAATAAAATACATTCATAAAAAATATCAAGAATTGGGAGAAACAACAATGACATCCCAAACAACAACACCTAATAATTTTTTATATTTGTAAAATGATAATGGATATTATATCAACACTAAAAGAAAATTAATATTACCTGATCTACTAACTATTTTAGACAACTAGATAAAATCTATAATGCTTTGGAGAAATTATGAAAAATAGAGTTTTGATTGTCACTGGATGTGGAAGAGATGATGTAGATATTTACATCAATAATGGTGATGTTGCAACACGCATAGTCTCAAATGCAACATTACCATCGAAACAAAAATATTGTAAATTACATAATTATGATTTACTTTCAATTAATGATTTTGGATGTGATTTAGATAAAAATATTACTGATGAAAATATAGCACTTTTGCGTGTATCTAGAACTGCAGATATGTTAAAGTATTATGATATTGTGGTGTGGATAGATGGAGATTCAATTATTACTAACATGAATTTAAAGATTGAACAATTTCCATTAGAACCGCATTGTTGTTTTTACGCATCATATGATTGGAATGGAAAATATTCTATAAGTGCTGGTAATTTTATTTTTACACGCGGTGAATATACAGAGCAGTTTTTACATGCATTTTATGATTTGCATAAAACTAATAATTTTCCAAACGAGCAAACAATGTTTAATTATTTATATTTTAACACAAACGTAAGACAAGTTATGAAGGTATTAGATCATAAATATTTAAATGCTGCTCCAAGTAGATCCATCTATGGAGATGCATGGGCAACTAGACCAGATATTCCATTTCCATGGGATGAAAATAGTTTTCTCTTACATATAACTGGAGCATCAAATGCAAAACGAATGGAAATTCTTGAAAATAATTTTAAAAATTATTTATAATAAACATGATACTATAGGTATAGGAGATTATCTATGAATAAAGATATTGTTGAAAATTTTGATGGTATAGCATATAGATTGGCAGATAATTGGTATGGCACAATAGATGTACAAAAATATAAAAGTAAACCTATTAATTATCTTGAGATAGGTGCATTTTATGGTGCAAATTTATTATCAGTTGCAAACACATATGCCAATCATCAGGAGAGTAAATTATATGCTATTGATCCATGGGAAGATTATGATGATTATCCTGAGTATAAAACCGAGCAGAATAAAATTTATAAGCAATTTTTAGAAAATATTAATTCATCTAAACATAAAGAAAAAATTATTGTTAATCGGGGATACTCACACACTAAAATATCTGAATTCAAAGATAATTTTTTTGATATTATCTATATAGATGGAAACCATGAACCAGATTATGTTTTAGAAGATGCTGTGTTGAGTTTTAGAAAATTAAAAAATCAAGGTATAATGATTTTTGATGATTATGGATGGGGTGGTCCAGATTTGACAAAAAGAGGAATAGATTCATTTGTTAATGGATATCATAAAAAAATTGAATTTTTAGGAATGAAACAATCCCAGGTGTTTGTCAAAAAGATTTAAAATGAATATGGATAACTTTTATTTATGAAAAAAATTGTATATGTAACTGGATGTTTAGGATTTATTGGTTCTTATGTGACACGATTGTGCCTTCAACGTGGATGGTATGTGAAAGGTGTTGATAAGATCACATATGCGGCGAATAAAGATTTATTGAAAGAATTTCAACAATATGAAAATTTTTCATTTGTTCATTGTGATATAAATGATCTTAAATTTTTTTATGATTGTGATTACATAATCAATACAGCAGCAGAAACACATGTTGGTAATTCTATTACTAATAGTGATGACTTTGTTAAATCAAACATTGATGGTGTTCACAACATATTAGAATTAATACGAAATTATAGACAAGAGACTGGTAAAATGCCAACTCTGTTGCATTTTAGTACAGATGAAGTATATGGAGACATTTCTGAAGGTGCACACACTGAAACTGATTTGCTTAAACCTTCAAATCCATATTCTGCAACAAAAGCAGCAGCAGATATGTTGATATTGGCATGGGCTAGAACATATGGAATTCCATATGTTATTGTTAGGCCGACAAACAATTATGGGATAGGTCAGTATGTTGAGAAATTAATTCCAAAGACATGCAAATATTTAAACTTGGGTAGAAAAATTCCACTCCATAATAATGGAACTCCAATCAGGAATTGGTTACATGCTGAAGATACAGCAAGAGCAGTTTTGACAATTATAGACAATCAAGTAAAAAATGAAATATACAATATTTGTGGTGGATTTGAGCAAACTAATCTAGATACCGTAAAACAATTACTAGCATGTTATGAAAAAGATATTGAAACTTTGCAAACTTATATTGATTTTTCTTGTAATAGGCAAGGTCAAGATGTAAGATATGCACTAGATGATTCTAAATTGCGTTCTCTGGGTTGGAATCCATTGAAAGTTTTTGAAATTGAATTGCCTTCTATAGTGAATTACTATAAGGATAAATTTATATGGTAAAAATTTGTGATGTTGTTGTAGAATTTTTGGAAAAAAATAATATTAAATTTGTATTTGGAATAATTGGATCAGCAAATTCACACATATACAATGCATTGAGAAATCATTCAACTATTAAATTGGTTGCTGTTCATCATGAACAAGCAGCAATTATGGCAATGGCAGCATATTATAGAGCAACTGGAAAAATGGAAGCAGTTGCTTTAGTGACTGCTGGTGCTGGAGCATCAAATGCATTTACTGGTATATTGTCTAATTGGGCAGATTCTATACCAGGAATGATTATATCAGGCCAGGAACAATCATATTATATTGATGAATATCAACACATGAGAATGATTGGTGTGCAGGGATATGATTCTGTTACAGCATATAAAAATCATACAAAATTATCAGAAAGAATAACTGAAGATAATGTTTATGATGTTTTCACTAATGCTTTTAGAATCACAAAAGAAGGAAGGCCTGGTCCAGTATTTATAGAAATCCCATTTAATGTTCAGTCTTGTCTTGTTAATGAGAAACCAATAACAACTTTTGTTTCTTCTGAAGAAGAAAATTATGAAAATGAAGTTGACTATATCATAGACTGTTTAAATAAATCAAAAAGACCTGTAGTGTTGGGTGGGCATGGCATTAAATTATCACATTCTGAGGAGTCATTTCAAGAATTTATAAATTCTAATAATATACCAACATTATTAACTTGGTCTGCTGTGGATTTGTTACCATCCGATTGTTCTAACTATTATGGAAGACCTGGGATTCAGGGACAACGATCTGCAAATTTTATCATTCAAAATAGTGATTTATTAATTGTGCTTGGGAGTAGATTATCTTTATTACAAACAGGATATTCTAGAAAAGATTTTGCACCGAATGCACATATAATTCATATAGACATAGATGAATCTGAGATTAAAAAATTTAATGGGAAAAATATTCACGCAAATGTTAAATTTATATTGAAATCATTAAATTATAAATCAAAAAATATTTCAATAGATATACAAAATTGGAAAATTTATTGCGACAAGATGAGGGATACTTATCCTCTTGTCATGGAACAGCATTTGAGTGATCCCCATAATTCTTATACTTTTATAGATTGGTTTTCTAAAAAAATACCAAGCAATTATACTATAGTTACAGATATGGGAACCGCTTTGTTGAGTGGATTTTATGGATTTAATATCAAGAAGAATCAAAAGATGTTTACATCTTTAGGTTTGGGTGAAATGGGATATGGATTGCCCGCTGCTGTTGGTGCTGGGTTTGCTGGAAATCCTGTTATGTGTTTGAATTGTGATGGTGGTATGATGCTAAATTTGCAAGAATTACAAACAATCAAAACACACAATCTTCCAGTAAAAATTGTTATCTTTAATAATGATGGTTATTTGATGATAAAACATACTCAAAATATGTTATTTGGTGGAAATAAAACTTGCGTTGACAAGAAAACTGGAGTAGAATTACCAGATTATCAAAAAGTAGCATACGCATTTGGATACGATTACTACACAATAGATCAGGTAGAATCTTTTTTAACTTCAGAGAATCAGTCAATTATGGAAGTATTCATGAAACCTGATCAGGAATTTATACCAAAGGTAAGAGGAATGAAAACTAAAGATAATAGAATAGAATCTGGATTATTGGAAGATATGTATCCATTTCTTTCTATCGAAGAATTGAAAAATTCCATGATTATTAATATTAATCCAAAAAGTGAGTCTATACTAAGATGAAATTAAAAGTTGCAATATTGGGGACAGGAAAGATAGGAACAGATCTTTTATTGAAATGTTTAAAAAAACATTTTATAGATGTTGTCGCATTTGTTGGCAGAAGATTAGATTCTGATGCAATGGATATAGCAAAATCTAGAAACATAAATATTTCTGATCTTGGTATTGAATATTTTATTGCCAATCCTGGAATATGTGATTTAGTTTTTGATTGTACAAATGCAGAAGATGCAAGACGACATTCTTTGATATTTCAAAATCAAGGAATAAAAGTCATAGATATGACTCCTTCTAAGGTAGGTGAAATGTGTGTTCCAAGTATCAACGGTGATATCATTTTACAAAATAATAATGTCAATATGATTACTTGTGGTGGTCAAGCATCATTGCCAATGCTTGATGTTTTGACTAAACATTGCACTGATATATCATATATTGAAGTTGTATCTCAAATAGCATCTAAGAGTGCAGGAATGGCAACAAGAATAAACATTGATGATTATATCGCAACAACTAATAGTGCTATTTTTAAATTTACTGGTTGTAAAAATACTAAAGTTATTCTAAATTTGAATCCATCAGAACCTTGTGTTAATATGCAAACAACTATTTTTATAAAATCAAATAGTGTAAATTTTGATAATTTAACAGAAGAAATTACTGAAAGGATTAAACAATTAAAGAAATATATACCTCATTATGAGATTGTATTGCAACCAACTTTAAATCAAAATGGTATATTGATTACTAGCATCAGAGTCATGGGATCTGGTGACTATCTTCCAGAATATGCGGGAAATTTGGATATTATCAATTGTGCTGCTATCGAATTAACAGAAAATTTAATTTAAAATATGAAAAATATAATTATAACTGATTCTAGTCTCAGAGATGGAAATCATGCGGTAAAACACACTATAAGTATCAGTAGTATAGAAAAATATTGCAGATTTGCAGATGATGTTGGAATACCAATAGTTGAAGTTGGTCATGGAAATGGTTTAGCAGCTTCATCACTGTTGATTGGAAAATCAATTCATACTGATATTGAAATGCTAACAATTGCTAGGAATAGTTTAAAAAAATCAAAGTTGGGAATTCATAGTATTCCTGGATTATCTACTGTATATGATTTGCAAATTGCTATTGATTGTGGTGTTGATATTTTTAGAATAGCAACACATTGCACAGAAGCAACATTGTCCAAATCTCATATAGAATTTTTAAATAAAACAAATAAACAAATTTATGGTGTTTTAATGATGAGTGCTTTGATTGACACTGATGAACTAGTAAAACAAGCAAAAATAATGGAAAATTATGGAGTTCATGGTGTGATTATTATGGATTCTACTGGATCATATCTACCTAAAGATGTTCATGAGAGAATTGAAAAACTAAAAACTAATTTAAATATCAAAATTGGATTTCATGCACATAATAATTTAGGTTGTGCAATTGCTAATTCATTGACTGCCGTTGAAAGTGGAGCAGATATTATTGATGCATGTATTAGAGGATTTGGTGCAGGAGCAGGAAATGCTTGTTTGGAAATGCTGATTCCAGTATTGGAGCAAAGTGGATTTAATACTGGAATAGATTTTAAAAAGACAATAAAGGAAGCAGATATGGTTATGAATTATTTGGTTCCATCTAATCCTATTCCAACTCCTCTTAACATATTGACAGGATTGAAAAAATTATTTAGTGGGTTTGAAAAACCAATAATAGAGGCATCAAGATTATATAATCTTGAATATTCTTCTTTGATATTTGAATTAGGAAATAGAAAATTAGTTGCGGGTCAGGAAGATTTAATATTAGAAGTTGCACAGCAATTAAAAAATAATCAAAAATGAATATTTTAATAACAGGTGGAAATGGTTATATTGCAAAAAGTTTATATGAAAATTTAAATAAAAAATACAATGTGATCAGAGTATCAAGAAATGATTTTGATTTAACTGATTACTGGTCAACATTTAAATGGTTTGTTGATAAAAAATTTGATGTTGTGATTCATACTGCTGTTGTTGGTGGAAGTAGGTTGAAATCTGATTCTCAAGACACCGTAAATCATAATTTAAAAATGATATTTAATCTACAGCAGAATAATCATTCATTCCAAAAATTAATAACTTTTGGTTCTGGAGCAGAAATATTTCAATTAAATACTCTATATGGGTTAAGTAAAAAAACAATTTCTGAAATTATAAACAATACTGAAAATTGGTATAATTTAAGAATATTTGGGGTATTTGATCATAATGAACTTGATACTAGATTCATAAAAGGAAATATTTTAAGATATATCAAAAAGGAACCAATGGTTATTCATTCAGATAAAATCATGGATTTCATCTATATGAAAGATTTGATTGAAATTGTTAAATATTATATTGAAACTTCAGATCCCCCCAAAGTTATAAATTGTTCATATTCAAATAAACATACTTTGAAAAACATAGCAGATTTCATCAACACTATAGACAAGCATAAAGTTCCTGTTATAATTGAATGCCAAAAAGAATTAGAATTCTATTGTGGAAATGGTCATGAATTGACAATACCACAAATTGGATTGCATAGTGGTATACTAAATACTTTTAAAGAAATAGTGAATCTACAAAGGATTTTATATGATTATTCCAGTGACAACATCTGATGAAATTGATCGTAAGATTAAAGAGTTAGTTGAACTCAAGAGAAAACAACAAAATAAAACATGGATTGCAGGAAAAGATTGGGTTCAGTATTCTGGATCTTATTTTGATGATGAAGAATTTATTGCAGGAATTGATTGTTTTCTTGATGGTTGGTTAGCACTTGGTGAAAATGGGATTCGTTTTGAAAGACAGTTCCGAGAGAAACTTGGAAAGCAATATGGTGCTTTGACTAATAGTGGATCAAGTGCGAATCTTCTCATGATATCTGCTCTAAAATCAAAAAGACTTTATGGATTTACCCCTGGGACAAAAATTATAACTCCAGCAGCTGGATTTCCAACAACTGTAAATCCGATACTCCAAAATGGATTCGCCCCAGTATTTGTAGATATCGAAATTGATACACTTAATCTTGATCTAGATCAAGTAGAGGATGCTGCTAGAAACGGTGCTAAGGCATTGGTCTTTGCCCATGTATTAGGTAATCCACCGAATATGGATCGCCTTATGGAGATTGTAAACAAATACAATCTTATTTTACTAGAGGACTGCTGTGATGCTCTTGGTAGCAAATATGATGGTAAACTTCTAGGCTCATTTGGGCAGTTTGCATCTTGCTCATTCTATCCAGCACATCATATTACAATGGGTGAAGGTGGATTTGTCGCGTGTCAGACAGAAGAACAAGAGACAGTTATTAAGAGTCTCCGTGAATGGGGTCGTGGATGCTATTGCTCTGGTAAGGGGGCATCCTGCCTTCGTAATGGAATGTGCAAACGAAGATTCAGTGATTGGTTGCCAAGTTTTCCTGGTGTTATATTTGATCACAAATATGTCTATGAAGAAATTGGATATAATCTAAAACCATTAGAAATGCAAGCTGCTATTGGGTTGGTACAACTGAAAAAATTGGATAAGATAATTGAAATTCGTAAGAAGAATTTTAATAGATTATATAATATATTTTCTAAGTATGAAGACGTGTTTCATTTGCCAAAAGCAACTGAGAAGTCTGATCCATCTTGGTTTGCATTTCCATTGACTACACGCGATGGTGTTTATATGAAGCGTAATGATTTTACTATGTATCTTGAAGATTGTAAAATACAAACCAGAAATTACTTTGGTGGAAATGTTTTACTTCAACCAGCATATGATGGTGTTTATTCTGGAGATGCAAAAATTGATTTTCCAGTGTCAACTAAAATTACTACTGATACTTTCTTTCTTGGCACAAGTCCAGTCATTACTGATCAACAATTAGACTATATAGAAATGAT